TTATATAATGTCAACATGAAAGAAAAAACTCCAAAAGTTTATGTCATCCAACAAATACCAGGGACAGACGAAGGGACTCCTAGAATTAATATATTAGGAGCAAGAGAATATGGCGATTTTGTGTTTTGTTTACCGGAAAAATCACAAATTATTTTTTCTCCTGGCCCTTTAATTTTTAAACTTAGAGCTCTTCTAAAGAATTACACCACCAAGGATTATTTATTATTAACAGGAGATCCTGCAATAATAGGAGTTGCATGTTCTCTAGTCTCTGATATAACAAATGGTAAGTACAAATTACTTAAGTGGGATAAACAAGAAAGAAAATATTATTCCATTGATATAAATTTACATGAGAAAGGAGATTTAGATGAATCAAATTAATTTTGAAAAAGATCAAGAAGAAATTTTAGATCGTACATCGGATCTAACTTCATTAGCCGATCAAATTAAAAAGTTAAGAGCTTTAGAAGACCAACTTAAATTTGAAGGACAAGCTTTAAAAAATAAACAACGTGAAGCTCAAAGAATTTCAGATGAAGTTATCCCTACACTTCTAAGTGAAATGGGATTATCATCTCTCAAACTTGCAGATGGATCTGCAGTTGAGGTAAAACCATATTATGGCGCAAACATCTCGGAAAAGAATAGAGAAGCTGCGTATAATTGGCTTCGTGCAAACAACCTAGGTGATATTATTAAAAATAATATTACCGTCTCCTTTGGAATGGACGAAGATAACAAGGCGGCAGAATATGCTAACCTTGCGCAGAGTCAGGGGTATCAACCGACACAAAAGATGAAGGTTGAACCCATGACTCTCAAAGCACTTGTCCAGGAGCGTATCGAAAATGGAAAAGATATACCCATGGATATTTTTAACGTGTTCGTAGGAAACCGAACCAAAATAACAAGGAAACAATAACAATGAGCAAAGAAGGAAACACAAAAGAAGTAACCATAAGAAAAGAAGGTGCATTAGCCATTAATGTATTTGAAGCTGATGCAGACAAAGGTACTCAAAACATAACGCAAGAAGATCTAGCGTTGCCGTTCTTAAAAGTTTTGATGCCTCTATCTCCTGAAGTTAATAAGAAAGATGGAAAATATGTTGAAGGATCAGAACCTGGTATGATTTTTAACAGCGTCACTAAAGAACTTTATGACGGTGTTAAAGGTATAAATGTATTACCATGTCACTACCTTAAACAATATGTAGAATGGCAAGATCGTGGAACAAGCTCTGGAGGTCCAGTTGCTATCCATAGAGCGGATAGTGATATCATGAGTAAAGTAACTCGTGATAAATTTAACAAAGACAGATTGGCGAATGGTAATTATATCGAAACCACTGCTAATCACTTTGTATTTTTATTGGGCGATAATCCATCAACTGCTTTAATTTCTATGAAATCTACATCATTATCTGTGAGTAGAAAATGGCTTACAACCATGATGGGAATTAAGTTACAGGGTGAGAAAGGTTTATTTACTCCGCCAACATATAGCCACATTTATAATCTAAAAACTGTTCAAATGACTAACGACAAAGGAACATGGTTTGGATGGACTTATAATAAAGTTGGCCCTGTCAAAGACACAGCAATTTATGAAATGGCTAAAGGCTTTTCTGAAAAAATAAGTAAAGGGAAAGTTCAAGCAAAACCTGAGACTGTCGAAAGCAGACCTGGGATAAGTTTATAATCTTCCTCAGGGGGAATATGGGGCGGCAGCGGGAGACTTAAGCCGCCCCGCATATTATGCTGAACTACTTTAAACAGATCTTTGAAGGATTAGATTATGCCTATGGTAATTTTATAAGAGAGGTAAGTAATCTTCCTACGCAAAAAACAAAAGGCAAAGCTTTTGTTATTAAAAAACCTCTCACTGATGAATTATGGCAAAAACATCTCGATGGAATAGATCCTAGTCTAGGAATTTTTCCTGTCACTGCAGCCAATGTTTGTAAATGGGGATGTATAGATATTGATAAATATACTTATGATTATGAAGCCTTATTACAAAAAATAAGAGAAAAAAGTCTCCCTTTAATAATGTGTCGTTCCAAGAGCGGGGGCGCGCATTTATTTTTATTCTCCGAGATTTTTGTACCTGCTTCAGAAATGCAATATGCCTTAGAGAAGTGTGCGGCATTATTAGGAATAAAGGATATACTTGATTGTATTTATCCCAAACAAACTAAGATTTTAGCTTCACGAGGAGATGTAGGTAATTTTTTAAATCTTCCCTATTTTAATGTTGAAGAAGGTTCACGTTATGCTTTTAAAGACAATTTTGAAGCAGCTACTATAGCAGAGTTTTTTAAATTATATGACAAATATGTGGTTAAAAATTTCAAAGCTTTTCTTAAAATAGAAACTCCTTTATCCCTTAAAATTAAACCTCCAACGGGTAATGGGAAAAATCCTTACAAAGAAGCTCCTCCTTGTTTATTAGCTTTGATAGAAGAGAAGATAAGAAAAGGAGAAAGAGATTCAGCACTAATAAATTTTGGAATATTCTACAAGAAATCTCATAAAGAATTCTTAGATAAAAAGGGACAACCTCACACATGGGAAAATTTACTAAGAGAGGCTAATCGAAGATATTTTACTCCTCCTCTGTCTGATCCTGAAGTTTCTAAAACTATTAAATCCTTAGAAAAAGATTACAAATACACTTGTCACCAGCAACCTATTCAACGAGTTTGTGATTCAAAACTTTGCATCACCAGAAAATATGGAATAGGTCCAGGAGAAAGGATCGTACAAGCGACCGAAGTTATAGGCGATATAACTGAATATACCAGTAGACCTCCTAGATTTTTTATAGATGCAAAATCAAGTGACCCAGAGAAAGACAAAGAAAGAATAGAAGTTGACGGACCAACACTACGAAACAAAGAAGCCTTTTACGATGCTGCATTAGAGCAAGCCAGTATTTGGTTGCCTGATATGAAGTCAGGACAGTATAAAGAAATTATGAAAGAAAAATTCGACAGAAGATTGAAAGAAGTAGCTCCTGAAGAAGCCAACGAAGACTATGAATTTAAAGAAACTTTTGGTGAGTTTTTAGAATTAATAAATGCTTATACTAAAAAAGAAAATTTATTAGAGGGTGTAAATTATTTTAATATAAAAAACAAAAGTTTAGAATTTAACTTGAATCAATTTAGTAAGTTTCTTAAAAGTAGAAAAATAAAAATCAGTCGAGGTGCCTTATGCACAAAAATAAAAAGAGTACTTAAAGCTGAAAAGAAAACTGGAAAAGTTAGCAAAGGAAAAGAGGAAATTTCTTGTGTAACTTGGGAGATTAAAAATTTTAATATTAAAGAAAGTCAATTAACAATTGAGGGAGAAGTCATTGAAAATAAGAAAGTAAACCCATGAAGAGAAAATTTATTATTGGTCCACCAGGGACAGGAAAGACCACGAGGTTGGTAGAAATTTATTATAGCCGTATCCAAAAATATACTATTGAGAAAATACAAGTTATTTCTCACACCAATGTCGCTGCTGATGAGATCCGAGCTAAAATTTTAGATGAAAAAGAAGCTAGACGTTATGAGAAAAAATATAATGTCGTAGTGTGGGATAAAATAACAATTAAAAACAAAAAGCTTTTTGAACGAACAGTTTCCACTATTCATCGTTATTGTAAAAATAATCTATTCAATGCTCAGGTATTTGATGAAGCAACTTATATGGAGCTTTGTCGTCGAAAAGTAATGTTTCAACGTTATTATAACGGACCAAAAGATCTTAAATCTTTAAATAAAAAGCATCCTTTCTTTAGGTTTCTAGGATTCGCTAAAGATAATGGGTTTACTCTTGCTGAATATTGGAATTCCCCTCGTCTTACCAATGAAGATCGAGCCGATTATAAATATACTTTATCTCAGCTGGAGGAATTGAATATTTACTATCAAGATTTTAAAAAAGATATCAAGCTTAATGGAAAATCTTCCTATCTAAAAGATTTTATAGATATGATAGAACATTTTTATGAAGCTCCTAAGGACCCTGATTTAGATGTTCTTATTGTAGATGAAGCACAAGACTCCAGTGTGCCCCAAAGAAAAGCTTTAGATAAAATGGAAAAAAAAGCTCAGGAAGTATATTGGGCAGGGGATCCTGATCAAGCCATTTTTGCATTCGCTGGAGCTGATCCCGACTATTTTAGTAGAATATCCATTAACCCTGATGAAGAATTAGAACAAGGTCATCGTTGTCCTAAGCGTATTAATCAATATTGTAAATCAATTATTGAACCCATTTGGAAGCATTATGGTTATCGACGTACGTGGATTCCTACGAATGAGGAAGGAGAAATATATAGACTAGAGAACTTAAATCAATGTCCACAACTTTCATTACTCTTAGATCGTTTAAAAAATACAGACGAATCTTTTATATTTACTTACCGCGGAGGAAATGGGCCCAGAGATACCATTCTTGCTTTTTTTAAAAGACACGGCATCCGCTATGGACGTTATGGAACTGATATTGTTTTTGTTAAAAATTGGGAGATAAGTTGTCATCGTAATTTTCCACATTGGATAGGAGGAAAACCTCTTCATTTAACAGAGATAAAAGACTTCTGGAAAAAAGGAGGTTCTAAATTAATTGCACATGGAAAGGGAGAGTTTGATTTTAAAGGTTATGTTAAGCGCGATTATACTGTAGATGAATTTATTCAAGACGGGTTAATCAAGCCTGAGGCAAAACAATATACTAAGTATGAAGATATTAAATTAAAAGAAGCAGGAGCAACACAGCTTGAAACTTTTAAAAGAACAGAATATATTAATCAAATAATCAAAGACAATGTTGATTTAAAGAAAGACTTGCGAATCTTTTATGAAAATATTCACTCCATCAAAGGAACAGAGTTCGATAACGTTATTTTAGATGAAAGTTTACCACGATGGGAGGATAGATTTACTAGAATTAGATTGCGCTACGTAGCATGTAGTCGAGCTAAAAAAACTTTATGGCTATTAAGAAGAACCACGGAAAGAATATTATAAGCGAATACGACCAACAAGTTGGCGGCTCTCATTATAAAAAAATGAAGATTCAACCCAGCAGGTTTGTCCATGAAAATAGACTTCTTTTTGCCGAAGGGAATGTTATTAAATATATGTGTAGGCATCCTTATAAAGGGGGCAAACAAGACTTGTTAAAAGCTAAACACTATATCGATATGATTATTGAAAGGGATTACTCCTAATGTGCGTTCGTCCAGAATTATCTGATTTAGATTTAACGGATATAGAAATAGCTGCGGTAGACTTAGAAACATGGGATCCTGATTTAAAAACAAAAGGATCCGGCGCCATTACTAGCGATGGTAAAAATAGTTATGTAGTAGGTATAGCAATTGCCACTCGTAGACAAACTTTATATTTTCCTATCCGTCATAAGCACAAATCTCAAAATATTGATCCTAAATTAACCTGGAGAGTTTTGAATAAAAAACTGTTTCAAAACCCCAACATCAAAAAGGTATTTCACAATGCAATGTATGATGTATGTTGGATTCGTGCTGAGACCGGACTAATGCCNCGGGGACTTTTATTAGATACTATGGTGGCCGCATCTCTTATCGATGAAAATAGATTACGTTACTCTTTAGATTCTCTAGCAAAAGATTATCTACAAGAAACTAAATACAAATATGACTTAAAAGAAAAATCCGAGGCTTCTCCTTACTTCATTACTGATCCTATGTCTAATATGCATAAACTACCTTATGAGTTAGTAAAAGACTATGCGGAACAAGATGTTAATCTTACTTTAAAACTCTGGAATTTGTTTGAAAAGAAAATAAAAGCTCCTTTATATACTAATGATAAAGGTGAAGTTAAGTCTTTATCAAACATCTTTAACCTTGAGACCGATCTCTTTCCTTGTCTCGTAGAAATGAGATTCAAGGGAGTAAGAATTGACGTTGAGAAAGCTAAACAGGTAGGAATTAAACTTAAAAAAAGATCAGATAATATAATTAAAATAATTAAAAAACGAACAGGAATCAAAATAGACATGTGGGCAGCCGCTTCTATTAAAAAGCTTTTAGATAAATTAAAAATAAAAGACTACGAAGAAACGCCCAAATCTAAAATGCCTCAACTTCCTAAAGATTATCTCCAGACTCATGAGAATAGATTTTTAAGATTCATTGCAAAAGCTAGAGAATGTGACAAAGCTCAAAATGCTTTTATCGAAGGTTTACTTAAATATGTACATAAAGGACGTATTCATGCAGAGATTAACCAGATCAGATCTGAATTCAAAGGTACTGTAACAGGAAGATTTTCTATGTCTAATCCTAATCTACAACAGATTCCAGCCAAAGGACTCATTGGAAAAAAAATGAGAGAATTATTTTTACCTGAAGAAGGCCATCGGTGGGGATCTTTTGATTATTCGCAACAAGAACCACGTCTTGTGGTTCATTATGCTTTAAAAAATAAATTACCAGGAGCCGATATTTTAGGAGATGCTTATAATAAAGATCCTGCTACCGATTTTCATAAAATTGTAGCTGAAATGGCTGGTATTACTAGAACTACTGCTAAGACAATCAATCTAGGATTATTCTATGGAATGGGGAAACTTAAACTCGCTGCTCAATTAAACCTCGATAAAGACGAAGCCAGAAAATTATTTAATAATTATCATTCTAAAGTACCTTTCGTTAGAAATTTATCTCAAGGACTACAGGATTTTGGAGTTAAAACACAATTGATTTATACTCTTGAAGATAGATTCTGTAGATTTAATAAATGGGAACCTAAGGATAAAAAATGGAATAATAAAAAAAGGATATTTACCATTACCAGGAAAGAAGGAGAAGAATGGATAGAAAAAGCAGTTCCTATTCTCACCAGAGAAGAAGCAGAAAAAGATTATCATAGCGAACGAGCTAAAAGTATAGAAGCTAGTGATCCTCAATTATTAGAATTCGAAGGAAGATATCAGCCTGCCTTTACTTATAAAGCCTTAAACAAACTTATTCAGGGAAGTGCAGCAGATACGATTAAAAAAGCCATGGTATTACTATTTAAAGCAGGTATTATACCCCAGATACAAATTCATGACGAATTATGTATATCAATCAAGAATAAAGAAGAGGCTGTAAAAGTAAAAAATATTATGGAAAATGCAGTTAGACTTGCAGTACCTAATAAAGTAGACTACGCAGTTGGTTTAAATTGGGGTAATATAAAACAGGAGGAACTATGGAAAAAGTGAAACAACTTTGGACATTAGCAAAAGCTAATCCAAAGACATCTGCCGCTGTTGTGGTAGTAATTGTTGCTATTTATTTTTTAGTGAACTAGGAGTTTTATGATAAATGGCATATCTAAACGCGAATATTCCTGTGACTTACGCACAGATCAGGAGAGAGTATCTCTATGATCTTAAAGAACATCACGGGGAAGCTGAAGACTGCATCATTTTCGCGCTGGCTAGTATCACTGGTCGTCCGATTTTATTCCATGCCATTATGGAAAACGGTGCAATCTTTTA